CCATAATGTGTTATAGTATAAAACACGGAGGAAATTATGGAGGAAAAAAGAAAGATACTAACCGATATTCTCGGTTCTTATCATCGTAAAGGTAATGAACACTTGTATCATTGTCCTTATTGTAAGCACCACAAGAAGAAACTATCTGTTAATTTTGCAAATGGTTTCTTTAAATGTTGGGTCTGTGACACTAGAGGAAAGAACATTTATAGAATTGTACGCTCTTACGGAGAATATAGACAACGACAAAGATGGCTAGAACTTGATGGAAGACTCGACCTTGCAGACTTTGATAAAATATATAAAGAAGTTAACGAAATTCAAGAGGAGCCAACATGCGATCTACCATCAGAGATGATCTCACTTTGTAACAAGCGACTTCCTCGCTCATCAAAGAGAGCTCTTGATTATCTTTATAGTCGAGGCATTGATGATGATCAAATAAAATTATGGAAGATTGGTTATTGCACCGAAGGAAGATACGGAGGACGAATTATTATACCATCATTTAATATTAACGGAGATCCCAACTTCTTTGTTGCTCGTTCGTTTGTCGGACACAAAATGAAGTATCTAAACCCAAGAACAACTAAAGACATTATATTTAATGAGCTGATGATTGATTGGGACGAACCTGTTGTTATTGTTGAGGGAGCCTTTGACGCTCTTGTCACAGGAACACAAGGCATTCCCATTCTTGGCTCAACTCTTAGACCACAGTCTCGTTTGTTTCAAGCTCTTGCGATAAATGACACACCAGTGTACATAGGACTTGACCAAGATGCGGAGAAGAAAGCATCGTGGATGATCAAGAAGATGATTGAATACGACATGGAGGTTTACAAGATAGATACTTCTACTGTTGAAGATGTTGGTTCTATGACTCCTCGACAATTCGAGAACGCAAAAGACAGAGCACAGCCCATAGATCCAGACTATTTCTTTTTTGATAAACTTTTAAATGCTATCTAACTATTTATTGTAAATTGTTTTTTTAAGGAGATCTAGTATGAAGTTAACAAACACACAATTGAAACAAATAATCAAAGAAGAACTTGAAGCTTTAATATCTGAGCAAATGAGTTCTGATGAATTAATAAATATGCTACTTAGTGGTAAAATTAAAGCTGAAGAATTGAACCCACAGCAGATCCAAATGATGAAACAAGTAGATTGGTTGCAACTAGGTATGTCTGAGGCTGGTGGTGATATGTACCAAGCTTTGTCATCTAAGGCTTATCAAATAGGTGAACGTATTAAAAAATTATAAATTGACTTGACAAAGCTTTCGTAATGTGTTATAATAAACATACTTAATTAATTACGGAGGATTTATGATTAAGATCGCACACTTTGCGGATACACATATTCGTAATCTTAAATTTCATGATGAATACAGATTTGTGTTCAATCAGATATATAAAAAATTGCTAAGTCAAAAGCCTGACTATATTGTTCATTGCGGTGACTTGGCCCACACAAAGACACAGTTGTCACCAGAATATTTTGCTTTGGCTTCTGAATTTTTAAAGAACCTAGCAGACATTGCACCTACCTATATCATTCTTGGAAATCACGATGGTAATCTTAAGAACTCTGATAGGGAAGACGCAATTTCACCAATAGTCAACGCCCTGAATCATCCACAGTTACATCTGTTAAAAAACTCTGGACGTGTGTCACCTCAGTCTGGTTTATCATTCAATGTTTTGTCTATCTTTGATAGAGACGCTTGGATGAGACCAAAAACTGGTGATATAAATATTGCTCTTTATCACGGCGCAATTATGGGATCCACAACAGGATCAGGTTGGGCTATGGAACACGGAGATGACGATATAAATATCTTTAAAGACCATCAATATGTTATGCTAGGGGATATTCATAAACCACAGATTCTTGACACAGAAGGGCGGGTACAATATGCCGGATCAACAATTCAGCAAAACTTCTCAGAAGATGGAAGAAAAGGTTATAAGCTATGGACAATCAAATCTGGTGACGACTTCAGCTGTCAACATATTACCTTTACAAACCCACGTCCATTTATAACAGTCAAACTTGATAATAAAGGACAGATTCCAGAACATTATCACATACCACATGGGTGTAGATTACGTATGATCTCAACTGTAAATATGGATAGCTCTTCTATCCGCAAGATTACTGATTTAGCACGTTCTAAATACAATCCGGTGTCATTGTCCTTTTTAAACAAAGGAACGTCTAATTTTACATCCTCGGATGGTCAAGAGCATAAAATAGAAAACATGCGTGATGTTTCCGTTCAAGAAAGGTATATTCGAGAATATTTAGAAGATTATGAACTAAATGAGGACTTGATGAGTCAAGTGTTAGATTTAAATACTAAATACAATAAAGAGGTCGAGAAAGTTGAAGAGGTCAGAAGAAACGTCAAATGGAATATTAAAGAGATGGAGTTTTCAAATCTTTTTAATTATGGACAAGACAATTCTTTGGACTTTGCAAATCTTGTTGGGACTGTTGGCATTTTTGGCAAGAACTACAGTGGGAAGTCTTCTGTTATTGATTCTGCTCTTTATGGCATTTATGGCGGAACCAGCAAAGCCGAGAAGAAGAACGTTTATCTCGTCAATCAAAATAAAGCTAAAGCCACTATCAAGATGGTGGTCGAGGCAGACGGTCAAAATTACCAAATCACTCGGAATCTTAATAAATCTTTTAAGACCGTCAAAGGAAAGTCCGTCCCTGTGGCCTCTGGTGATCTTGATTTCCACAATCTCACTACCAATAGTTCTTGTAATGGTGACTCTGTAAAAGATACAGAAGCAAACATAAGAAAGATCTTTGGCAATATTGAAGACTTTATGATTACTTCAATGGCTTCACAGTTAGACTCCCTTGCTTTTATTAAAGAAGGGTCAACAAAAAGAAAGAACAAATTAGCTAAATTTCTTGATCTTGATATTTTTGAGCAAAAGTTAAATTTTGCAAAGAAAGACTCATCAGAAATATCCACTTTGATAAAAAGATTCAAAAGCAAAAAGATCACTGAATTGCTTGTTGCAAAACAAGAAGAGATAGAAGAAATTAATGATGATATAGATCGACAAACTGATTTGTGTAAAAAACATAATCATCGCTATGAAGAATTGCTTGAAGAGTTTGTAAAAATAGAAGAAGAAATAAACTCTATCCCTCAAACTATTATTGATATAGACGAGTTAGAAGACGAGATTGATCGCCTTGATATTAACATACACAAAGCTGGTGTTAAAGTTTCTGAGAACAAACAAGAAATAAAACAAAATCAACTTGCTATTGAACAAGCAGACGATATTGCAAGCTCCATAAACAAGCATAGGTTAACGCAAATCTTAGAGCAGTGTAAGGAGTTTGAAGAATCTCTAACAGCTTCTAGACAGGAACTCAGGGCCCTAAAAAACAAAGAAAAACAAACACACAAAAAGATCAATATGCTTCACGATCATGAGTATGATCCTGACTGTAAATACTGTTGTGACAACAAGTTTGTCAAAGACGCCACAAAAGCAAAAAACTATCTTCCAACACTTGAAGAAGAGATCGAGGAAGTAGAAAAAATTATTGATGGTTGGGAACTTAAAATATTTGGCCTTGATAAAGATTCTGCTGAAAAAGAGTTGCAAACATTAGATAATAATATAGCGAAGAGAGATAAATTTGTTTCTATTAATAAGAATTTAGAGATAACTAATGAGTCCCTTGTGTCTAAAATATCTTTGATGGGTAACCAAAAAACTTCTCTTGAACAACAAAGAGATGAGTACAATATCAATCGACAAGCTATAGAAAACCTTTCTTCTCTTATAAAATCAAAGAATGCAGTTAAGACAAAAATGTCTGAGGCTAAACAAAGAAAAGAAAAATGTGATAAAAAGATACAAGATTATCTTGTTGAGCTTGGAGCAGTAAAGAGTACCATCAAAAGGCTTCATGTTGAAAAGCGAGAACAAGATGCACTAGAAGAATCATTTATTGCCTATGAGTTGTTTATGCGTTGCATGCACCCTAATGGTATAGCCTATGAGATTATCAAGCAAAAACTATCTCTTATCAATGAGGAGATCCAAAAGTGTCTTGCAAACATTGTTGATTTTGAAGTTATGTTTGAAGAAGATGGTCGAAATTTGGACATAAACATAAAACATCCCAAGTACAATTCTCGCCCAATCTCAATGGGATCAGGTGCAGAGAAGACTATAGCAGCTATGGCAATCCGGCTTGCCTTAATTGAAATAACCAACTTACCTAAATCTACCATATTCATAATGGATGAACCTGCTACGGCGTTAGATCAAGAGCATATGGAAGGTTTTGTAAGATTAATAGATATGATAAAAGATAAGTTTAAAACCGTGTTGTTAATCTCTCATCTTGATGTTTTAAAAGATTGTGTTGACAAAACAATTGATATACAAAAAGTCGGTGGTTATGCAAAAGTAAACTGCTAAATCTATATTAAAAGCCTATTTAGTGTAAAAGCTATCTAGGCTTTAGTCTTATGGAGAATAAAAAATGAAATTAACTAAAAAGCAACTAAAAAAAATTATCAAAGAAGAGTTAGAGGTTGCTATGTCAGAAATGGCAGGGCCTTTTAAAACTTATATGCACAGTCAAGAACCACTTCAAAAACAATTAATAGATGGTCTTCGTGATATGGGACTAGCAGCGAACCCAAGTGAACAACCTCAAAAAATAAGAATCAAAGGAAGAGATGGTCAAGTAGTTGAGTTTGACATCAGCAGTTACACTATGAATGATTACAACCAAGCTCTTAGTGATGCCTTTCAAAAAGTAGTTGCACAAGATACTGATCTTTCTATGAGAAGGAGAGCTAGTACTAGAAGAATGGGTCAAGGTATGCAATCTGTAAAAATTGATGATCCAATGATGGAAAAAAAGAGTAGACAATAATGACTAGAGAAGAATTTTTAAAAGCAGGAGAAAAAATGGAACAAGAACAAAAAGACAAACTAAAAAAAGAACTGTATCTTGACAATAAACAGAAGGGTATCCTTGATGCCTTGCAAGAGAAAGCAATCTCTCGTAAGTTACTTGTGTTTGTATCAGCAACGGCTTTGTTATGGAACGCACAACTAGACCCTGAAACTTGGGGAATGATTGCTATGATGTACATAGGAGGTCAAACTGCTGTTGACTTCGCCAAAATGTGGCGACATGGTGGTTAATCATGATTTGGTTATCTAAAACAAAGAATTGGATTGTAGCTCACAAGAATTGGTTGATTCTTATGTGTTTGTTTATTTTGTCTTATGTGCTTGGAAAACGTTCAAATCAGAACTATTTAGAAATGGCTAATTTAGCCAAAGATCAATACAAGAAGGACAACGAAGAACTTGAGCGTTTACAAAAAGCAAAACAAGGTAGAGACAAGAGAGCAGAAGAAAAAGCAAAAGCTGTAATGATTGCCTTAGAAGCTGAGAAGGAAAAAAGATTAGAAAAGTTAGAAGAAAAAAAAGCTGATCCTGACAATGTGTTCGAAAACATAGGAATAAAAAAATCATGAAATTAACTAATAAACAATTAAAACAAATTATTAAAGAAGAACTTAACAAGGTTCTTGAAGCCTATAGACCTGCTGAGTTTGATTCTCGTAGTGAAAAGAATTATCCAGAATATGAAGACAAGCTTAGAAATATGTATATGGACCCAGAAGGGCGAGAGCAAGCCAAGGACCTGGCAGGGGCTTTAGATGAGCCAATAGATATTCCTATTGATGCAAGTCGCACCGAAGAGGATCTTATCTTGCCAATCTTTGACAAAAGCAAAGTCCATACTTTTAAACACAAAGTTACTAACGACGGAATACAGATGAATCTCAATTGGAGTCCGCGCCGACAACAATATGTGGTTAGTTATTTATTACCACGTAATTATCCTGGTGGCGGTGGTGGTCAAGGTGGTTTTGTAAATTATGATAATTACCATGAAGCACTAAAAGCTTATATGGAAAAAAACTAAAATGATTTTGCTTCTGTCTTTAGCATTTGCAGATGTACCAGAATATACCTATCTTGAAAGAGGAATGGAAGCTCCATTCTCTGGTCGTTTATTCAATGATACAGCATCACAATTATTAGCAGACCAAGTTGCAAACGCAACAGACAGGTGCCTTATCGAACTTGATTATAAGGTTGGTATTGCTTTAGCAGAGAAAGAACAAGAAATAAACAAACTTAAGTCTCAAAATAAACTCGACAGAGGAACACTTGAAGCAAAAGTCCAAGCTTTGGAAACAAGAATAGAAGGTTTAGAAGAATTAAAAACTCCACCAAAAAAGAAGTTTTGGTTTTCTTTTGGACTAATTAGTGGTATAGGATTTACAATAGCTATAGCAAATGCGGTGAACTAATGCCAATATCAAAACAAGATGTTATGAGAATAATAAAAGAAGAGTTAGAGAAATTCTTAGATGAAGATCTGTCTTTACTAAGAGACATGACTCCCGGTGATGTTCTTAAGTATATGAGACAAGAACTAAATGGAAAGACTTGGTTTTTCTGGGATTTAGAAAGCATAGGTTTTGACGGACAAATAACTCAATATGGAGCTATAGCATTTAAGATTGATGATATCGACGGACCCGTTCCCGAACAACCGATTGCTGAGTTTGATGTCAATGTTGCTTTAAACCAAGAAACATTAGAAAAACACATTATGCAACAAAGTATACTTAAAAGAGCCGAATATTTTTTTGATGAATATGAAGCCACCGGACAGGTTACAAAAGAAGTTGACTTTTTATTAAAGGCACAAAAAGAGAAAGAAGAAGGAAGACCTTATACAGTTGCTGATATGATTGGTTATACCAACTATCAAACAAGAGAAGATGATAGAGATGAGTATGAAGCTATGGAAGAGTTTCTTGCTTGGGTTAAGGATCTAGGTCCGAATGTTGTTTCTGTAGGGCACAATATAAAATCGTTCGATAGAAATAAAATAATTAATCAAGGAAAAGCTCTTGGTATTGATACAAGTAATTTTGAAAAAATTGACATATTTGACACAGTTAATTTTCAAAGACAAGTTTTAAAACAAATAGCACAGTATCAAATGGAACAAGGAGATACAAGAATGTCTCGTTTCTTTGATGAAAAAGAAAAAGAAATAAAAGGTGAAATGCAAAAAGTCATGGCTTTTAACGGTAAACTACAGAGAATGATGGATGTATACGGACCAGGACCAGACTATATTCAGCTACATACAGCTATTGATGATACAAGACAATTGATAACTGCATTTTTTAATATGTATGCAGAGGTCAAAGAACTTATTATAACTAATGAAAAGATAAGAAATCTGTCAAAAAATATCAATGTATCGAGAGCACAAAAAGAATTAGGAACAAAAGATATACAAGACCCTATTGATATTAGCTCAGCAATTAAAAAAACTAGGAGTATTGATGAAAAATAAAGACCCAAACTATGTTGTTAAAGTAGAAAAAGCCATAGCAGAAAAATATGGTGAAGAAGCGATTCAAAACCCAAAGTCCTTCTGGACCGACGAAAAAGAGAGAGAATACGTAAAACAATTAAAAGATCTCTACAAAACTTCAAACGAAAAAGATGATCATCAAGTAGATGTTGGTGGCGTTTTTATCACAGAGAAACTAATTACGAAAGAATCTAAGCGTTCTTGTCCTGTTTGTGATACTTATTCATTTAAGTCAAGAGATGATGTTTATATGGCAAAATTTGATTGTTGTGAAAAATGTTATATTCAATGGATTGAGGGACGTGAAGAACGATGGCTAAAAGGATGGAGACCAAATGAGTAATACAACATTAGAAATTATACAAGGGCTTGCTCAAGCAGCCGCAAACACTTACGACGGAGCTCATGATAAAAGATTTTCTTATGATGGTGAAGAACGTTCAGTGGGTTTAAAAAGAGAGGAAGGTTGTGCTTTGATGGATAAACGAGTCATGGATGGATTTAAAGTTCGTTTCTATGCAGACTCAATGATCCTTTCTTATCATGGCGAAGTAATGCTGAAAGAAGTTTACGGAAGAAACTTTGAACAAGATATTGAATCGATGTTGAATGACATTAAAAAGTTTTTGCAAAAAGAATACAGAAAAGTAACAGGAAAATCAGTATCACTCACTGCAAAGTCAGAGCCTAATATTCTTGTACAATCAACGTCAAGAGTTCGCTCTTTTGTTGAGGCCCAACAACATTTTAAAATAGGTGGTATTGAGGCGATGCCGATTCTTGAACCATCAATAGATGCAACGAGAGATGTAACAAGAAAGTTTTTACAACAATTTTCCGATAAGCGTCCACAAAATGATACACGCAAAAAAGGAGCGAATCAAAAATGAAATTATCAAATAAGCAATTAAAACAAATTATCAAGGAAGAACTTGAGAATGTTATAACAGAGATGGAAGAAATCACACCTATGCAAAGAATACAAGGAGCAATGGGTGAAATACCAGATGCTGGTGGATCTATTATGGGTTCCCCTGGTTCAAGATTGAAAGAGGAATTGGAGATGATACTTGACGTTATTGATCAACCAGAAGAATTGAAAAGATTATCTGCTATGGTTCAAGAAGAAGCAGCTATAAGCTTGCTTTCTTCTTTGGGTTACGAAGACGGAATGAATAACAATATGTAGGATAGTGTGTCTCTAAAATTATCAAAGCAAGACATAATAAAAGAAATCCTTAAAAGCGGGAAGGATCCATTATACTTTATAAATAATTATTGTAGGATCTCTCACCCTCTTAAGGGTTTAATTCCTTTTAACACCTATCCTTACCAAGATGACTTGGTTAAAGACTTCAATGATTATCGTTTCACTGTTATTCTTAAAGCAAGACAGCTAGGTATTTCAACTATATCAGCTGCCTATGCTGTTTGGTTTATGCTGTTCCACAAAGAAAAGAACATACTTGTAATGGCAACCAAGTTTGGAACAGCCGCCAACTTGGTAAAGAAAGTAAAAATGGTAATGAAAAACTTACCAAAGTGGATGCAGGTTGCTACTATAACAATTGATAATAGAACTTCTTTTGAATTATCAAATGGGTCATCCATAAAGGCTGTTGGAACATCAGCAGACGCTGGTCGTTCAGAAGCACTATCTTTATTGATTATAGACGAGGCAGCACACGTTGATGGACTTGATGATCTGTGGGCAGGTCTTTACCCTACTCTATCGACAGGGGGTCGCTGTATTGCTTTGTCAACTCCTATGGGTGTTGGAAACTGGTTTCATAGAACTTATATAGATGCTGAGAGTGGAGACAATGAGTTCCACCATGTATCTCTACCGTGGGATGTTCACCCTGAACGTGACCAAGCTTGGTTCGAAAAAGAAACAAAAAATATGTCTAGAAGGCAAATAGCTCAAGAACTTGAATGTAACTTTAATACTTCCGGTGAAACTGTAATACATCCTGATGATATACATTGGTTATTTGAACAACAGCAAGAACCTGAGTATAAAACAGGGTGGGATAGAAATATGTGGATTTGGGAAAAATATCAAGAAGGAGTTCCATATCTCATAGTAGCTGACGTTGCAAGAGGAGATGGTGCTGATTCGTCTGTATTTCATGTACTTAGAACAGACACAATGGATATTGTTGCTGAATATCAAGGCAAACCAACAATGGATCACTTTGCTAAGATATTGATAGATGCAGGTAAAGAGTATGGAAATTGTCTTATGGTGATTGAAAATGTTGGTATCGGTATTGCGGCTTGTGAGAAAGTAAGAGATCTTGGTTATCCAAATCTTTACTATTCAATCAAATCAACACACGAATATGTTGATTCTTTAGAAGGAGAATATAATGACAGAGCTGTTATTGGCTTTACCACCTCCATGAAAACAAGACCCTTAATTGTAGCAAAACTTGAAGAATATATAAGAAATAAGTTGGTGAAACCAAAATCTTCTCGGCTATTTCATGAAGTAAAAACTTTTATATGGAACAATGGTAAGCCTCAAGCGATGAGGTCATATCATGATGATCTAATAATGTCACTTGCTATTGCTTGTTGGGTAAGAGATACAGCCTTAGAAGTGTCAGAAAAAGATAGAATGTATCAAGAAGCTATGATTACCTCAATTAAGTCTTCTACTACTACTATGAATACTTCTATAAAAGGAATGAGAGGATTTACAGGTACAAAGACTCAAGAAAGTCTTGAAGACTTTCAAAAAACTTATAAAGATTTTGCTTGGATTTTCAAGGGTTAGCTTGACAACCTATCTACTTTATGCTATAATAGAACTATTTATTACGAAAAGGAAATTCTATGCCAAAATATAAAAAGTCGCCTTATAATCCCCAATCAGATTTATTCAAGGCTTTAACAAAATTGTTGTCCGGTCCTATAACACAACGAAGGACTCAAACAGGTCGTATGTTGCGAAGAAGACAACTAGACAACTATGCAACAAGATTCAAATCAGCAACAGGAGCACAATTTAAAAAATGGGAATATAATCCTATAAACTCTGTTACGTTGAATATGATATCCAACAGAAACAGGGCTGAGCGCTATGTTGATTTTGACGAAATGGAATATATGCCAGAGATAGCATCTTCCTTAGATATTTATGCCGATGAGATGACAACTCATACTGCACTTCGTCCAATGCTTAATATTAAATGTGCAAACGAAGAAATAAAACATATCCTTCATAATTTATATCATAATGTTTTAAACATTGAGCATAACCTTTTTGGCTGGGCTCGAACAATGTGTAAGTACGGTGATTTTTTCTTATATCTTGACATTGACGAAGATATGGGAATTCGATCTGCTATTGGTTTACCGACTAGAGAGATCGAGCGCCTCGAGGGAGAGGACCAAAGTAATCCAAATTACGTTCAGTACCAGTGGAATACAGCGGGACTAACTCTGGAGAATTGGCAAGTTGCTCACTTCAGAATCCTTGGTAATGATAAACATGCTCCTTACGGAACATCAGTTCTTGAAGCTTGTAGGCGCATTCACCGCCAACTTATACTATTAGAAGATGCTATGATGGCATATAGAATTGTTCGTGCACCAGAACGTCGTTTGTTCAAAATAGACGTTGGTGGCATACCTCCACAAGAAGTTGAACAATATATGCAAAAAGTTATGACCCAACTGAAAAGACACTCTGTTGTCGATCCTCAGACAGGACGAGTTGACTTACGTTATAATCCTTTATCTATTGAGGAAGATTACTACATCCCGATTCGCGGAGGACAGTCTTCTACTGATATCACAAGTCTACCTGGTGCCTCCTACAACGGAGGTATCGATGATGTAAAATATTTGAGAGATAAGCTGTTTGCAGCTCTTAAAATTCCACAATCTTATTTAACAATGGGAGAAGGTGCTTCTGAAGACAAAACTACATTAGCACAGAAAGATATACGCTTTGCAAGAACTATACAAAGACTTCAGAGAGTAGCAATAGCTGAGTTGGAAAAGATTGGAATTATTCATCTTTATACATTAGGATATAGAAATGATGATTTGTTAACATTTAAGCTACAATTAAACAACCCCTCAAAGATTGCTGAGTTACAAGAATTAGAACATTGGGACAAGAAGTTCCAAGTTGCTTCAAATGCAACGGAAGGGTATTTCTCAAAACGCTGGATAGCTGAAAACATGTTTGGTATGGATGAAGGAGAATTTCTTCGTAACCAAAGAGAAATGTTCTTTGATAAAAAGTTTACTGCAAAACTTGAAGCTGCCGCAGCTGGTGGCGAAGGTGCTGAGGGAGGAGGCCTTGCCGGTGGTCTAGGAGATCTTGGCGGTGGCGGAGATACTGGTACAGACACAGGTGGAGGTGGATTAGGAGATTTGGGTAACCTTGGTGGAGATACTCCTACCGGGGATACTGGCGGTGGTAACACCGGCGGAGGAGATGTCGGCGGCGACCAAGGGGGTGACACTGATCTGCTCGCCGAACCCTCTGCGAAACGTGATGATTCACCTTCGTATGTTGATATTCCTAGGAAAGTTGGATTCAACAATCCAGACGTGCGAGAGCGTGGTCCATACAAATCGCATCAATCTTCGTATGATAAAGGCGGCATGAAGAAATCTATGCTCGGATCTACAGGGATTGAAGCAGCAAGATCCACAGGTCGAAACATTTACAAAGGCTATGTTGGAAACGAATATTCTGTCTCAAATGCAGCCGGTGGCTATCTAGAAGAAGAACAAAAATTAGAAACAGTATCTCGCGAAGTTGAGATACTTATCGAATCATTAAATAAAAAGGAACCAATCGATGAAACATAATAAGAAAAGAAATACCGCTTTTCTTTACGAGTGCCTTATCAAAGAAATGACAAAGGCTATTGTAAGAGGAGAGCTTCAAAAGAAACAACAAATTGTTGAGACACTTAAAAGATACTTCTCAAAAGGAAAACCTCTTTACAACGATCTACAATTGTACAAACAACTAATGGAACCTCAAAAGCTTGAGGAAGCTCTTGGGCTTCGTTATATGAAAGAAGTAAAAGAAGACTGGGATTCTTTAGACAGAAAAGAAATTTTTAACCAACAAACACAATTGATCAAAGAATTCAATCGGAATCTTCCAGAGGCATTTGGAAACTTTATTCCCAATTATAAATCAATTGCAACCGTTGGCCAGTATTTCAATTCTGATGGCCTTAAAGCAAAGACACGTTTGTTGATAGAGCAAAGACTTAAGACACTTGTTATTTCGCATCCTCAAGCGGTTAAAGAACAAAAATTAAAGACAGTAGATAGTCTTACTTATAGTACTTTTGTTAATAAATTTAATGATACATACAAAGAGTCATTATTAAAAGAACAAAGAGAATTGTTGACCAATTATATCACGTCATTTTCTGACAATGGACTTCAACTAAAAATGTTCATGAACGAGGAGATTGGAAGATTAAAAGAACAATGCGAAAATTTAAGTGAAGGCAAATGGTCTGATAAAATAAAACTAGTTAAAGAAAAGCTTGAAGATTTTAAAAACAAACCTTTAAACGAAGAAGTGGTTAAAGATGTATTTAACATTCAACAATTATTATCGGAGATCAAATAAATGTATAAACCCCCACAAGATATAATTTCGGATTTACTAAAAGAAGATCTTGGAATTGACATATTAACACCAACAGGTTTAAATATAAAGACAGAACCTGAAGAAAAAGACTTAGACATTAATATACAAGGCGACACTGAAGTAAACATAAAGCCTCAAATTTCTGTAGATATAATTAATAATAATTCTAGAACTACCACGTTTGAAGTGAATGTTCGTAAAGCTCTTAATGGTGATTTGCTTGTATTTGATCATGCTGACATAGATATTGTTTTGATGGTTGAGAAAAAAAAGTTGGTAGCTTTTCCAAAAGATTTAATGTCTGAAGTTGTTTATGGAGCTGAATCTCGTCTTATGGAGTGGATGAGAAAAAATGGTATTATTGAATATGATTCAATTCAAGGAGGAAACGTGTATGGCTCTCTAGAGGGCAAAATACATGAATCAAAAGAAAGAGATTCTATAAAATCAACAATCTATCAACTTTCAGAGTGGATAAAATCTGAAGCTCCATCATCTAAAATGAAAAAGGGTCATGATGATATGATGCAAGATGCTCAATTACAGCCTGATCAAAGCATGTCAACTGAACTTGGTGAAGTTCCCCATGCAGAAGAAAAAGGCTCAATTATGCAAAACAGTTTGTTTGCTCCGTATCTTTATGGACGCTACACTTACTAGGAGCCTAATGCTTAATTTTATTCTTGCCGCTTATGGCTTAACTTTTATTCTTGTGTACGGCAAGATATTTGAAGACATCCGACCCGAAAAAGATTACACAAAAAAATGGAATACACTTTTTCATTGTCCTCTGTGTGTAGGCTTTTGGGTTGGATGTTTTTTATTTTGCATTAACAAGTGGACGGAACTATTTACATTTGATTATACAATCGCTAATTTCTTTATTTGCGGTTGGATCTCTGCTGGAACATCTTATCTGATTTCTATGTTGGTTGATGACTTCGGCTTTCGCGTTTCAAAAATTGGAGATAAAGATGAATAAAAAATGGATGCTACAACCAGTTCGTCGTTGCTGTTCAGGCAGCTGACTCAAGCGGGTTGCGCCCGCTTCAAAGGAGAAAGAGATGAGTAAACAATTATTAACAGAATTTTTTGAATTATGTCCCGATGGGCGTTGTCTTGATCGCTTGAGCGAAGCTCAAAAGCGTGAGGTAATCCAAGAGGGAGCTGTCTATCTTGTTGGTCGTATTCAAACCGCAGATAAAAAAAATGGTAATGGACGTGTTTATCCAATGAAAGTTCTTAAAAAAGAAATGGAAAATTACAAAAAAGTTGTTTCTGATGGAAGAGCAACAGGAGAACTAGATCATCCCGATGATTCTGTCATAAATCTTAAAAATGTCTCCCACATGATAACAGATTGTTGGTGGGAGGGAAAAGATGTGATGGGTAAGATAAAAGTGCTAGATACTCCTTCTGGTCGTATTCTTAAAGATTTAATCAACGCTGGAGTAAAGCTTGGTATTTCTTCTCGCGGGCTTGGTTCTGTTAAAGAGTCAATGGGAGATACCATAGTTGAAGAAGACTTTCAGCTAATTTGCTTTGATATTGTAGCAGAGCCCTCTACGCCTAACGCATATGTCTTTCCAAAAAACAATATGTCAGGTATAAACAGAGGAGCAGTTAAATTTAAAATTGCAGAAGGCAAAGAAAACAACATTGACAATCTATTTAATAAGATCTTGAGGGACTAATGAATAAGCAAGAATTAAAGAAAATTTTAAAACCATTAATAAAAGAGTGTATCAAAGAAGTGATTTTTGAAGATGGCACTCTTTCTTCAATTATAAGTGAAGTTGTAAAAGGAGTTGGAGAACCAATTGTTGAAACCAAACAAAGATTCCCAAAAAAACAAAAACCTAAGTATGAAACTGATGAACAAGCAAAAGCAAGATTATCTAAAAAAAGAAAAAAAATGATGGAAGCAATTGGTAGTGAAGCTTATAACGGAGTCAACCTTTTTGAAGGAACAACACCAACATCATCTACAAAAGAATCAGGAAAGGGTGCTTTATCTGATGTTGACCCAAAAGACCCCGGTGTTGATATCTCTTCATTTATGGGCAAGTCTTCATTAATATGGAAAAAAATGGCAGGTAAAGATGGCGAATAATTATACGTATAGAGTAAGAAAAAAAGACAATATTGATAGAGTTGTTAAGCGTTTTATCAAGAAGTGTAAAAAACTTGGGATCATTGATGAGATAAAAGATCGCCAACATTACACAAAGCCCTCGGAGAAAAGACGAAGAGCTAAAGAGCGAGCAATTCGTAGAAGAATAAAAGAAGAGAAAAAACGAAGAAAATAGACTATTTACAGTAGTTTTTAAGGAGTTACAAATGGGAACACATAGATATAATAATTTTGGAAGAACAAGGCAACTGAAAAATATAGCAGGTGAGCATGAAAAAGAAGTAGAAGTTGTAGCTGTTGCTTCGCTTGATGCATCATCGGACGGATATAGCACAGAAAGTCAAAGATACCTTCACGTTTTAGCGATAGACAAACATGTTGGTACAAATTTAACTGTTACTATTTACGGCTATGCTCACGCTTTTGGAAAATGGTTTCCTCTAGAAACAATGCCCAAAGCAGAAATGACACCATCTGATGATTCTGTTGTGTCAATTAGAACAGCAATGACTGTAACAGCTATAGATACTGGTGCTGCTGAGGCTGATCAAACAGCTGCTCAGAGAGAAATGGCAACATTTGAAATAGCTGGGATTGATAGGGTTGCGTTTGTAGGAACAACAGCCCATGTAAGAGTTTTAGCTGCATGTAGCACATTTTAAGAGGTTTAGATGGGTGAATTTGGTTGGGCATATATTAGTGGAAGTGCAACAGGTGGAGCTGCGGCAGGTGTTACAAATTCCATACAAGTAAAGTATGGGGTTGCAAACACTACAGGTTCTCATGATTTTACTTTCAATAGGTCTACGAAAAAAGTTGAGTTAACAGGAAGCTTTAATGTGGAAGGTCACATTTCTGCTTCTTCTATTTCATTATATAACACACCAGCAGGTGCAGCTGCCACAAATAGATTTTTGGCTTTAGACGCAGGCAATAATGTTGTTACAACATCATCAGCTGGCGGTGGTGGTGGCTCTGTTACTATTTCAAATGATGGGGACAATAGAATTGTAACTGCTAAAGGTGATGGTACAATCAATGGAGAACAGAATTTTACATTTGATGGCTCTCAACTAATAGTATCTGGGACCCTAATTGTTTCAGGTTCTATTTTTGCTAGAGACTATTCTATTGACATAACAAATAAAAATATAACAAACATTTCGGTAACAGGATCTACAGTGTTTGGAGATTCATCTGGAGATCTTCACCAGTTTACTGGTTCTTTATCTGTAACTCAAAATGTATCTGCTTCTGCTTATTTCGGAGATGGTTCTAATTTATCAGGTATAACAACTAACCCAACTTTAAATGAGGTTGTGGGTAATGGTAATGTAACAACAGGATCTATTAGTGTTGGGCCAATAACTGGTTCTACAATGAAAATAACAGGATTAGCTAGCGGCACAGGAGTAGCGAGTAAGTACTTGGTGTTAGATTCTGGCAACAATGTGGTTCTTACTTCCTCAACTGGTGGAGGAGGTGGAGGAGGAAGCTCAACAATAGGCAATGCAGAAGATGGCTCATATGCGGATGGTTTATTTGCAGATTTTGCATCATCAACACCAATTGGTACTGCTGTTGACAAGTTTAATGAGGTTTTAAAAATATTAGCACCGAGTCCAGCACCAAACTTAAGTCTTATAAATGCTGACTCTAGAAATGGAGTTTCAGCTAAACTTTCTTTTGATGCGAGTAATGCTGTGACTGGTCATTCAGCCTCCGCAACAGCTGCTGGTTTTTCAGCAGTTGCAAGAAATAGTGCATATCAGGTTAGTTCTAGTAATAATAATTTAAGGTTAGGAGTATATGCATCACATGATATAACAGGGGCTTTAAACTTCAATACAGCTCCAAATGTTACGAATAACTACATGGCATATTCATCTGGTGCTTTTGGTAATGCAGAAACTGGCTCATTGCAATTAGAGCTAAATGGGGCTGTTGTTCATACATTAAATTTAAGTTCTTTTACTGGTGCTGGTAACCCTGCGACAGGATCTGCTTCGTCTTTAACAAACGATTGTGGTTTTGTCAGTGTATCGGTTTCTGCATCGTCTTACGACGGCAATAATGCAGAGTGGTATATCTTTAAACATAGAACAGCAAAATACAAAGTAGCATCTACATTTCAAAGAAAAGGTTGGAATTACGCTAGAGTTTTGCATGTTATAGGCGCAACAACATATTCTACAAACTATGTTGAATGGCTAACAGATCCAGAAGGTTCAGGAGTTGCTTTAACTGCTACTAATCCAAGAATAGAAAATATTATTTTACGTGGATCAAAATATCTATCTGGTGTACAATACAATACTGGGTCAAATGCCAACTATAAAGTTGAACTAAATAACATGTATAGAAATGTATATCCATCTAACTCAAATACTATAACTTTCACAGTTACTAACAGCTCAACACCAGCAGCACAATCTGTACCGGCGATAGGTGGAGGACAAGATAACACAAAAATTATAAGCGTAACAGGGGCGTTAGCTGTTAATGTTTCAAGTTTGTTAAGTGCATCACTAACTGCAAATGTCAGCGCGACACACCCCTTGAAAGCAAACTTATCTAATGCAGGATCAACTACTACTACAAATGGTTTTTTGATTGACAACAGAACTTTAGCTAGTTCTAATTTAGTAGAAAACTTTCATGATGAATCCTATAGAATAACTTCAGCTTCGTATGACACACAAAATTCTGTCACTGTTGATGCTGCTGGGTGGAATTCTGAGACACACATGACTGGTTCAAATGTCGATGGACATCAAGATGGATTGTTGTTTTATAATCAAAGACTGTATAGCCCTGTTGATAACGACATTCCCAATGGTGGTAACTTTTCTACATTATTAAATGTTCAATCAGGACAACCAAACTATAGTTCAGTTGTTGGTACTAGAACTTTTTATAGAGTTTTAACAAATTCTAGTGGAGTCAATACTAGTAATTTTAAAATTGTAACAACTAAAAATTCTACTACTTTTAACAATTCTACTTTAGGGGCTTCAAACGCTCATTTCTTTTTTAAAATCCCAGGTACTACAGGTTGGATGGATATAACTCAAAACTTTTCTTATGGTCAAATTAGTGATGGAAATGGTGCTCTTGTAGCTGGTGCTTCAAATGACGTTGACAGCGGAAACAATATACATCACTTAACAATAGGAACTGCTTCTTTGAATAACGGAAGTTTGGCTGTTATAAAAATACTTGCTGATGAGTCTTGGGGCGGATATTTATCTCAATTAGAATTTTTCTTAAGTGCATCAACAAATACACCAGTAAGTTCAGAAGCTCTAGACAATATAGACAGTGACAGCACAGGTAAAGGAGCTAGATTATCTTTTGGCTCTTCTAATGTAATTAATGTTTATAGTTCTGCGACAGGGTCAGGTCTAGGATCAATGTCTACATTCAACACTAATGGCACTTATACAGCAACAGGAAACAGAAAAGGAGTTTTTACTTCTTCACCTACTCTGACTGGTACTTTGAACGAAGATGTAAACGCCAGTGGTAGTAACTATACAAATAACTCATTTAAAAATGCTTTTCAAGGTGCCTTAATTCTTGAGGTTAATGGATCAGAAGTACATGAAACTTCTTTGATAAATCTTGAAGGTATAACTAATAGCTTTAATGGTAATTCTTCTGGGTTTACTGTGTCTCCTGTATTTTATGGAGAATCCAATAATATACCCTTCTATGATAAAACATATAGAACAGGTTCATATCAAGTAGGAGCAAACGACCAGAATGTAGGTTGGAATTATGCTAGGGTGGTGCATAATTTAGATAAAACACCTATGCAAACAATTATTGTTACAGTTGTTGGAGGAATATTCTATTTTGATGGTGTTAAAGATACAACATTAAGCTTGAAGATTGGAAACACTTATAGATTTGACACCTCTCATTCTTCAAACTCTTCTCACCCACTAGCATTTAGCACAACTTCAGGTGGATCACACAATGGGGGCTCCGCTTATACAACAGGCGTGACTAGTGGTGCCAATTACATACAAATAATTCCAGAAGCAGCAGTAACTTTATACCCTTATTGTACATCTCATCCAAACATGGGTGGATCAACACAACTAAACATAACAGCAGCAACCAAGACTCAAACCAACTATGTTGAATGGATAGTAGATCCATCAGGTTCTGTTGAAGATACTGCTGTATCTGGTGAAGTGTTAAGCAATTTTGGACATACTACCAAGTATTATCAATCTGGTATTGGATACTTTGCATCTCGACCAACAGGAAGTTATAGCTATTTAGCTTCTAACTTCTATAGAAACGTTTACGCAACTGGTAGTTCTGCAATTGACTTTCCAACTACAACAAGATGTAGTATAACTAACGTAAGGATGAGCGGATCAGGTGTAACAACAACTAACTCTGCATCTGCAACTTCTGGAATGGCTATTTTAAATAATTCAACAAATTGTCATCTTACAACTTTACAAGTTACTGGTACTGTGCTGTTTGATGCTAGTCCTTCTGTTTCAATAAGTGGAGGATTAGGTCAATTTACATCTTACGGTGTTACTGTAAACTCTACAATAAGGCACCCATTTAAAAATGATAAAACAGCAACATCATTATCTAAAAATTATTTTATGATTTATTCTGGTTCTGTCGGTAGTACAAACGAAAACACTTTAGAATACTTTGGCATGGAATCATATAGAATAGTATCAGGGAATTACAGTACACAGACAGAAGCTACCCAATCAGCTAGTAAGTGGAATCCAGCAACAGCAATGAATAATGGTGGAACTCATGATGATGGCATGGTAACTTCTAATGGTCACTTAATATCACCATTTCAAATTGGTAACAAGGGTGACACTAGGAGTGCTAATGATGGTGGATCACTACAAGCACCAGACAGTAATCCAAACTACTCAACACTTACTAATAGCACAAGAACTTATTATAGATATTTTAAAAATAATACTGGTAATGACAGGTCTAGTATAACAATTACTTTACATGGTTCTGGTTCTATGGTTGAAAAATCCACATCACTTGGAAATAATGGTAATTTTCATTTAGAAGCAAAAGTTCCCGAGAGCACTGCTTGGCTGGATGCAGGTAAGTCTTACATTAGTAATAACAAAGATACTGACGGTTCTGGTGCGTTAGTTGGTGGCTCATCACCAACTCCAATTTCTACTGGTGGTACGTCTTTCAGTATCACTTTTAATGGTGGGAGTCAGTTAGGAACAGGTGGTGGTTCTAAAGCTGTTGTATTAAAAATATCTGCTCATAAAGATTGGATAGGATACTTAGAAAGAATAACAGTGGCTTATAGTTAGGAGTAAAAATGGCAGTACCAGGAACAGGATCAACAAACCAATCTTTAACCATATCAGCATTTAAGAAACTTGCTGGTAAGGCCCACACTTCTAATTTAAAAGAATTTTATGAAGAAACAATACCTTCCAATGTACAAATAAAAACTGATATCATATTTGGACAAGCAGTACCACAAACAGTTACAACAAGCACTTTGTACACTAAGTTTAGTGCATCTGCATCTGATCCTGTGACTGTAGAGTATGTAGAATTTGTTGTTGATTCAATTACTGGTACCACGTATGATGCAAACGATGGAACATTTGGTGATGTTGGTTTTGGTGGCGGTGATGAGGCTCAAAGTGGTGGTCCTCACGGATACAAACTTTCTTTACCATCTTTTTATCAAGCCTCATCAAGTTTTTCTGGAAAAGGTAGTGGTCCATTTATAAACAACCAAACAGTTAGTGAAACAAACGGTACATTACAACTAATAAACCCTTCATTTGGTCCACAAGCTGGTAATAATTACGGTCTTTCATTGTATACAGCGCACCCAGACAATGGTGGTTCCCTGATAGTCCCAACAAATGCAATCGATTGGTATATAGATTATTTTAACGGTATTATATTTATACAAGATTATAGAGCCGACTTTGTTCCAACATACGCAAGAGGGTTTATATACATTGGTAAATTTGCTAATACTCTTATAACTGAGGCATCTTCTTCTGGTGGTGGTGGAGGTGGTGATGTATCTTATGGAAGAACAAACATAATTACTCACACAACTTCCTCAATATCAGCAAAAATTTTAGGTGTGAATGCTACGGCCTCTTTAGAAATAAGATTACCTGCCGCTTCAGGATTTAGTGCAGGGCAATATTTTACTGTTAAAGATGAAGGTGGAAATGCAAATTTAAACACCATTATCGTCAAAACCACAGGTGCAGATACTATAGATGGAGTGTCTTCAATAGCCCTAGAATCGCCTTATGCAGCTGTAAATATCTATTCAAACGGATCAAATAAATTCTTCATTTACTAGGTAGATTAAAAATCTAGATTCTATTTATCGTCTAGGGCTCGTTATGTGCTCTATTCTTATAACATATTATTCATGGAGGATTAAAATATGGCTTATAAATTTCAATTGGGAGCCGCTCGTTTAAGTGGGTCTCTCGTCCAAGAAGGACAAATAAAAGCAGAATCTGCCGCAATCTCTGGTTCGTCTTTAGGTGTTAACGGTACAACAGCGACTGTTTTTGGGATTAGTGTACTTGGTGCAGCTAACCAATCTGCTGCTCAAAATGTCATGGGTCTTAGACCAGGAACAGAAGTGCAAGCTTTTGATGCACAGTTAACTGAATTAGGAACAATGAATGCCAACACAGCTGAAGCTTTAGCTGATCTTTTGAACACTGAAGTTCAAATTCTTGATGGCGCTACAGTCTCTACTGCTGAACTGAACTTAATTGATGGTGGCACTTCTAGAACAACCAATGTTCCTGCTGATGGTGATGGTTTTTTACACAACAACAATGGTACAATGGAGATGACCACTGTTGATAAATTAGTTGAGTATGTTTTGCCTAAAATTACTGGTGGTGATGTTGCTGTAGCGTCTAATGGTACTGCAACTATTCAAGCTACTTCTGTTGAAGGTTCAATGTTAAATGCAAATGTTGCAGGTGACGGTGTTACAGTTGTATCTAACGCGATAAAATTAGATCTAAACGCATCAGGTGGTATTGACCTAAGTGGTCCTGGTGGACAAGCTGGTATCAAACTGGATACAAATCCAGGTCTTGAATTAGGATCTGGTGGCTTGAAAGTCAAACGAGATGGTAGCTCTATTAATACAGGTCCTAATGGACTTTCTGTTAATGCTGTTCAGTTAGCTGGACTCGGTGTTATAGAAAATAGTGGAAAATTAGACATTCGTACTTTTAACTCTGGTGGTATTGATACAAACGGTCCTGATGGTGCAGTTCAAATTAAATTAACTGATACTCAGGGACTTTCTTTGAGTGCTACAGGTTTAGATTTGAATGACACTATTGGCGGAAACAGAACATTTTCTAATGACATCACAATCGAAGGAACACTAACAGTTGCTGGAACTACAACTAGTGTTAATTCTACCAATCTTGTTGTTAATGATAATCTGATTCAACTAAACGCTGTTACTGGTTCTGAAGGTCGCACTTCAAACTCTGGTGCTGGTATTTTTATTACTGGTTCTCTTGCTAACGGTAATAATGATGTTTCTCTTACTTGTAATGCTGATGGTGGAGAGCTTAAATCTTCATCTGGTTTTGACGTTGCTACTGGTAAGACCTATCAAATTAACGGTTCTGATGTTTTGTCTGCAACCGCGTTAGCTTCTAGTGTTCTTGTAGACGGTGATTCTTTGAGAATTAACAACTGTGCGAATACATTAACAAATGTCAGTCTTGCTGATGCAGACTTGTTTATTGTTGATGACAACGCAGCTGGTGATCCAAAGAAAATTACTGCTGGTAATTTGAAAACCTTTTTCCAAGAGGGTGTATCTGCTTCATCTGCTTCAAAGATCAGAAGAACTGTAGACTCTAGCTCAGGTGATGATATGTCTATTGGTCAAGATGGTGGTGTCAACTATTTTGCTTTAACAGCTTCAGCAACCGCTGTAATTGATCCTGGGTTTTCTGTTGGTCATGAATTAAATATAAAAGCTGGTCCTTTGGTTTCCGAGTCTGTTGTATTAACAATTTCTGGAGCTGCTGGTGCTAATTATAGCTTTGATGGTTCTCAAACCCTCCAGCTTGAATCGCCTAATGCTTCTATTAAGTTAATTCTTAGAAATGTAAACGACTGGATGATTTTTTAATCATACTTTTATAATAAGATTATTATCTTTGTTCTTACAAAAAAACTAGGTCTTTGACCTAGTTTTTTTCAACCATATCAGAAAGGAGGATTCATTATGGCATACAAAGTACAAATAGGAAATTTTAAAGCATCTGGTTCTATTGATAGTATCAATGCAATTTCCGCATCAAATGGGATAGAACTAGCTAATGGAGCTTTTAACGTCACTAGTAATAACGGAAACGTAACATTTGATAGCACACAAAGTGATAAAAGTGTAATTTTCACAGTAAATAATTCAGGAACTCCAGACACTGAAGTTTTAAGAATTGATGGTGGTAGTCAAAGTTTATTGATAAATGGAAATTCTAGAATAGACTTTGATAAGCCCAACGACACAACCAGTTTGAAATATGATAGTGCTAAGACAACTATTATTATGAGGTCCACTGGTAGTATAAAAATGACAACTAATAATTTTGAACTAACAGATACTAATTTTTTAATTGGCTCTGGTTCAAATGGAAATACTAATGGCCAAGGCTTTACAATAGGAAGCACAAATACTGTAACATTTCAAACAGCTGAAGATTCGGGTGAAAATATCTTAGAATCTAATGTACCTATTAAAGCCAGTAGGGGTATTTTTACACAAGTAGAGGGCGATGGCACAAATTTAACTAATGTGTACCCAGACTTTTCAAAAACTTTAAGGCCACCCTTAACTTCAATACAAACTGCTAACAATAGTGTTGCATCTGATGAACATCTTTATTTACTAAATTCCAGTGGTGGGTCTTTTACTCTAACACTTCCATCATCTACTTCAAGTACAACAAGAAAGTTTTGGTTTTTTAAAGATTTTACAGGAGCCTGTGGTACAAATCCAGTCACAATACAAACTAGTGGTGGACAATTAATTGACGGCTTTTCTTCTATTACTTTAGAATCACCTTATGGTGCTGTTACTTTAATTTCTATTTTCACTAGTGGTGTTGGCTCATGGTCTATTGTTTAATTTAAATTTTGCATAACAAGAAGGTCGGGCTTTTGTCCGATCTTTTTCTATTTATTGAAAAGGAGAAAATATGTCATATAAATTTTCAAAAGGTGCTCAAGTTATCGGGGACCTAAAAGCTGCTGATGATACTCAAAGAGATACTTTGATTGACTTTGGCGAAGATCAAATAGAATTTCAAACAAGTGGGTCAACAAGACTAAAAGTAGAAAACACACAAATATTAACCACTGTACCAATTCATATTAGTGGATCTTTAACTGAAGGCTTGAGAATTGCCAAAGGAGGTTCAGACTATAGAGAAATACAGTTTGAAAATGACGGTGTGGATGTAGCCTTTATACAAGTTGATTCTTCAGAAGGGCTTGTCATTGGCTGTCAATCTAACGGTCAAGAAATCGGTTTCTATACAACAGGTGGAGATGGTATCGCCGAAAGAATGAGAATAACATCAGCTGGTAAGCTTGGTATTGGCACAGATAGTCCATCTCATAAGCTGGACATCGATGGAGACATCCGAGTTAGAGGAAACGATATAAGAGACAATTCAGGAAACTCCGCTGTTACTTTTGACGGTTCTGCAAATACAACAGTAGTGAACAATCTAACAGTCAGTGGAAATCTTTTTGATAAAAATAATAGAAGTGTTATAAAAAACATAGAATCTGGTGGTTTCGTAAGAACTGATTCTAACAATAGTTCAGTTTATTTACCTGAAGATAGTTTAGCCTCGCAGACTAATGCAAATTATGTTGGACTGACTGTTGCTCCGTTTAGTGGTAGTATTGATAAAATAATTATCAGAGGAAGTAACAATACAAACTTAGCAGACTTAGGAGACATAGTAGCCAGTGTTAGAATAGGTAATCAAGGCAAAGATGGTTATCATATAGATAGTTCTCCAAATACTTTTGAAGATGTCACACTTGCTGCTGGTAGTTTAGGTGAAGACCAAAATTGTACTTTTGTTTTTTCAAACTCTAATTTTACTCCACAAGATGTTTACACAATAAGTTTAACGCCAACTAATAATTGGAATAATGGTGGAAGCTCATACATAAACTTTACGATAGTGAGCTCTTATCTTATTGATTAAGTC